TGTTGCGTAGAGAAATTGAGGAATCTTTACGGCAACGTAACCTTGTCGATGTTGAGACTGGGCGCCGGTAGGCGGGACACGGGAGCCATATAGGTATGGAATATATTTCACGCGAATCTTGGGGGGCTACACCTCCGCGTAAGCCGTTTACTCCGTTGACTCCTGCCCGAATCAAGGGTGTTGTGGTGCATCATGGCGGTGTGCCGAATCCTCCTTCGGGGGTTTCGGCAGTGATCGCCTACGAGCGGCACCATATTGAGACGCGGGGCTGGCTGGGCATTGCCTACAACTGGTTGGTTGATGAGCATGGCGCTATTTATGAGGGGCGTGGATGGTTCCGTGGTGGTGCTACGAAGGGCTGGAATAGTCGCAGTGTGTCTGTGTGCTACACAGGGTTTGGCGAGTTTGAGCCTTCGGATGCTACTAAGGCGTCGATTAAGGCGGTTATTGCGGAGACGCAGAACCGTTATGGCGACGGTTTGTGGTTGAAGACGCATCGTCAGTTTAAGAAGACAACGTGCCCCGGTGAGTGGCTTGGTGATTGGGTTGAGAGCGGATTGGATGTGCCTCACAATCCATCTAGTGTCGATTGGGACGCCATCGCCCGTTATATACAAGACCTTAAGGCACAGGTTGCCCGGAGGCCGTTGTCTTACCGTCGGCGGAGCCGGGGTGAGGCCGTCAGGATAGTTCAACGCGCGCTGACTGCGCGAGGGTTTGATCCCGGCCCCGCTGATGGTGTCTTTGGACGTAAGACTGCTAAGGCAGTGAAGGCGTTTCAGAGGGCACAGGGCATGTTGAAGGTTGATGGTGTGGTGGGCGTATCCACGTTCACTGTTTTGTTTATCCAGTGAGGAGATAGTTATGCCGAAGGGCAAAGGTTATGGGTCGTATGAGGACACGTTTGGGTCCCCTGATGACCAGTTGTACGACTCGGTGTCTGTGGACAATGCGTACGACATGTCGATAAGAGCAAAGAAGGATGCGGCGTATTTGCGCCGCACCAATCTTGGCAATGCGGCCCACGGTGGTCGCCCGTTTGGAAAGTAGGTTGTGATGCGTGACGGCAAGACTCCTCGTTTGGTGCAGGCTGCCAAGATTTTGGTTACGTCTGTGAAGCGTGGTGGAGGGATCGGCCATGTCGGTTCTCCGTCGAAGAGTGGCGCACGGCATGCGTTGCGCGACTGATGGCTGGTAAGAAGAGGCGCCCTAAGCCTCGGTACTGACATGCCTTTGAAGCGCGGCGGGGATGCTGCCACGATTTCTAAGAACATTGGGAAACTGGTTTCTGAGGGTTATGGCCGTGACCAAGCGGCTGCTATCGCCTATGATTACGCTCGGCGTAGTCGGCGGAAAGGACGCAAGAAATGAGAGAGATGTCTGACTGGTTGGAACGTGCCGCATGGACTTTTGCGCAAGCGTTCCTCGCCATTTTTACTGTTGAGGGCGGCGACATTGGGCAGTCCGCTAAGGCTGCTGCTGTTGCCGGTGTCGCTGCTGCACTGTCGGTCGCGAAGACTGCTGTAAAGAACCGGGGATAATTGTGGACAGAAGCGATGTTGAGAAACGGTGGACCTATTTCCTTGCCACTGAGGGCGACGATATTGCTTCTGAGGTTTACGAAAATTTGCAGGAAACGGCCCACTTGTTTGATACACAGGATGGGACGCATGCCAAATGGTCGCCGGATGGGTTGCTTGGGTTGCTGCTCGTCTTCGACTTTGAAGAGGCGGAGCATTTGTTGGCTGCGTTCTATGCCGGTATAGACGGGGTAGAGGATGCGCAGGAAGTGTTTGGCGTGTGGGTCACTGCCCTTATGGGCATTGTCCGTGAATGTCTGGTGAACAAGCCCTGATTTAGTTCAGGTTGGGTTCGATCCAGTGGCGGATGTGTTCATAGTCCACTATTTTCGACATGAGACGTTCCCTCACCTTGTCGCGTATCCGCGCCAGTGTTGTTTTGGGAATGCTCATCATCCATCCTGTATGCCGAAGAGACAACCCTTCGATCAGTAGGCGTTCGATGATGAATTGTTCCTCGGGGGACAGTTCCTCAATGGCGTCAGCGAGGGCTTCTCTGAGGGCTGCTGTAGCCTCCAGTGATGGCAACGGGCGTTCTTGACCCGGTGCTTCTTGCATCATTTTTTCTAGTTCGGTGGCGTCCCGATGTGTATGAACGGCATTGTTTGCTTCCACCCACCAGTCGTCTATAGCGTCGGTCGGTAGTTCCCGGTCGTGTCCCAATTTGTTCCCAAGCAATCATTGTAGTTTTCCTTTGGGGTTGCTTGGTTGCAGAGCGTTATGTTGTAACATAACGATCATATGTGGTTACACATTTCAGGTAGTCTTCTTTGATGACTCTGGTGTTCTCTGAGTCATACCCGGAAGGCTCACCTAGATTCCACGCTTCGTCGTGGCCGATCCATCCTAGCATCTCCACGGCACGTAGTTCGGGCATTACTGGACGCACAATAAACAGGGTGAGTCCTTTACCGAGTTGTCTGCGTCTAACGGCCCCGTTTGAACTGGTACGTACCCGCCTGACTTCTATGTTGTGCCCTACGTCGGGTCGGCCTTTGTTTTCTGAGTGTCGGTTTCCGGGCCATACGTGACCTGACCAGTATTGGTTTGTGACACGGGCCACAGCGAGTTCGCCTACACAGGCAGCGACTTGTGCAGTGCGGTCGTCTTCCATCCGGTTTCGGTCGTAGTGACGGGCGTCACCTTTCTCCCAGTTTTCTATGTACCGTCTGGTTCCAACATGGGACGCCCATTCGTATTCCCACGGTTCAAGGTCAACTGTTATCAAGACGATCTACTTTCATTGCCATCAACCGAACGACTTGCCGGTCGTCGGCCCACGCTACACCATTGAGCGCATCCAAGGTAAGTTTTATGTAGTTGTCCAGATCGCCGGTCAACGTTTTCGATGAGTGGGGGGAAGGGTGCACAGTGATAATTACACTGTCAGGGCTGTAGGCGAGGTGCACTTCCAACGGGCCTTCTAGGAGGGGACCGCCTGCTTCTTGCCATGCTGCTGCAAGGCGTGCTTCTGCTTCCGCTGTCGTTTTAGGTGTGTATACGTGTCCTGTTTTGGTGGCTCGTGGACGGGCCTTTGCTTTGGGGCGTTCGTTGAATTCTAAGGAAAAACTTTTAATCATGTCGTTCTTTATCCACATCCTTGTCGGGCAAGGATCTCTTCCTTGGTTGGAGCACTTACGTATGGTTCATCAGACTCTTTTAGTGGAGATTGGTGTAACTCGCCAGCACATGCTGAACCAATGTAATGACGGCGCAATCTGAACTCACCAACCACCTGTATCAATCTATCTCTACTTTCTTCACTGTTGGTTACAGTAAATGTCAACCGTCCGTCATCTGTTGAATACAATGCAACGGTCCAGTCGTCTATATGTACACGGTATGGTTCCATTATTTTTTCTTTGTGCCGGTGGATACTTTCTGGAATGCCTTCTCCACAATCGACGCAAGTCTACTTTGTCCATCTGGACGCCGCCCGTACTTGTTTCCCCAGTCCTTGTCGGCAGATTGCAGTTCTGCGTTGATGCGTCCTGCGTCGTGTCCTTCTTCCCACATTGCACACGCCAGTGAAAACAAGGTGGCTGAACGGTCACCTGCTGGTTTCATCGGGCTAGGCCGTGGCCCTGTTTCCCGTATCGCCAGCGACAAGTACTGTAGTCCACTCCCCGCATTCGCACCCCGCCGGTAGTCCAACAATGGAACGGGTGCCCTGTAGAGAGCGTGCAGTTCCCCCCATTTGTCTGTAGTGACACGTTCACTGAATGCTTCGTTTACAAATTTGTCCAACGGGATGGTTGTCTCCCCGTTTTCAACACATTCGTTGCGTCCATCGGCGCGGCCTGCCGGATAAGGGAGACGCACCCCGTTCCCCCATCCCTTCCCCGTTAACGAAGTTTGTTTGGGGTTTACTTCACGGGTGGGGGCATCCACAATTTCACAGGCAGCGATCAGCCCTTCCCTCACGGTCGATGCTGCTTCTGGTTCTGCCGAAAACACCCACAAGTGGTAGCCTTTGGAACGGGAACGTTCCACCCATGACCGGATACCCATTTGGTGTAGAAGTTCCTGCACGTTGCGGGCATGGATACACGATTCTGTGAGGCCATCGTCCCAGTCAATACAACCCCAATCCACCACATGCCCTGTAAGGGTCTTATCAGCCTCGTAGAGCGCATAGAGAGGGTAAACCCCTATCGGACTACGGGGATCGGTCAGGTGGCCCTCTACGGCCCTTAGAAACGCTTCCCCGGAGGCAGGGTAATGCTCCCCGGAGGGAGACTCCAACGGACGGAACCCGGTGCCGGTCGCCGGATCATCCGACGCGATGCGTCCACCACGGAACAAAACACTGAAACGTTCGATGAGACTACGATCCACCGGGAACCAACTCCTCCCAGTACGGGTGAACGTGCCCACATTCAGGGTCTAGGTAGTACGTCTGGTCGATGAGACGCGCCGTGCGTTTGTTCTTACACAAATTCATGTTGATACTGTTGTCGTGATATTTGGTTTCCCAATCCGACAGGTCGTACCTGTCTTTCTTCCGGTACACCTCAATCACAAAAATGGCTTCCTGCTCACCCCCGTACCGGCCAGCCGAAATACCTGCCGCTCGGCCACGTTCACCAGCGCCACGACCTGACTGATGCACCAGAGCCAACGGGACACGTTGCTGCTTCGCCCAACGCTTCACAGCCTGCGCCTTGGAAGTCACCCCGGTAGCGTCAGCGTCGCCACCGGGCAACAATTCCAAATAGTCAATCATGCAAAACGAAGGGTCGCATCCCCACAGGTCGCGTGCTTCATCCATCGCATCTGCCATAGTTGGCAAGTCAATCGGCTCGTCAACAATAGCGACACGCGACAGTTCCTCTTTCGCTGCACGAGCCAACTGTTCAAGAATGTCCTTGTCGTTGTGCTTGATAAGTTCCTCCACTTCGGTAGAGGAACGACCCTGCAACAAACAAAACAATTTCATTGCCACCAATTCGCGTGGC